GCCTAACTGTGCTCGCATTTGTGCGGCCCACTTCTCATCACGATCCGGATGTTCTTGCCAGGCGCTACGGAATGCTTTAAATCCGTTTTGCCCTAATTCAGTTTCGTTACCTTGTTCATCAAAACACTTGTTGGCGCCGCGCCAAATTTGTGCAAATTGATCTTCGTCACTGTTAGGAGTTGAGGTAATAATACACTTACCACCAGTTGCCAGGGTAGGAGTGATGGAAGTCCAAAACTCACTTGCAATAGTCGGTCTTACGAATGCAAACTCATCACAGTATAATAGCGATAAACTCATACCGCGTCCTGTGTTTTCTGTTGTTGTTTGACTTACAATACGTGATCCGTTTTCAAAGTCTAAACTACCTTTGTTGTAGCTAGTAACACCGGCTCGAATAAAGTCTGGACAGTTTTCGTAAGCATAGCGAACACGTTGCATAATTTCTTGTGCGCCTAAATACTTGTGTGCGGCAACTAAAATTGTACTGTCTGGAACAAACATAGCATACCAAAGTAAATAGCCTGCCGCACTAGTCGATTTGCCCGTTTGTCTAGGCATTAGTGATATAGAGAATCTATAATTGTGATATGTGCTAACTAGACGTTCTTGGTACTCAAATGGATGATATTGTATAGCACCTTTAGTCGGATGTTGTATATGGAAATAATTATCCATAAAGTACTGTGGGCCCGTTTCTGGGTCAGCACATCGGGCTAATTCCCTGATTTGTACTTCAGTATAAGACATCCGTTTATACGGCGCCTTGATAATTGCAGTTTCTAGTTCTTTACTCATATAAGTATATTTAATGTCAGACACTCTACTACTAAATTCTAATTACGAACCAATCTCAGTATTGCCCCTAAGTGTCATTGGGTGGCAACATGCTATAAAACTAATGTACCTGGGAAAGGTGCATGTTATTGAAACTTACCCTGATTGGATACTGCACAGCGAGCGTTTGGCTATAAATGTTCCCAGTATCTGTGTAACACGAGATTATTTTCATTATAAAAAATCTGTTAAATTTAGCAGATATAACTTGTATATGCGCGACCTGTTCAAATGTCAATATTGCGATGATGTGTTTGACTACGAAGAATTGACTATCGATCATGTGGTTCCACGCAGTAGTGGTGGCAAAACACATTGGGAAAATTGTGTTACCAGTTGCAAGTCATGTAATCACGCAAAAGGTAGCAAATTAATCAAGCCATTGATTAAACCTTACAAGCCCGACTACTACAGTCTTGTTGGCCAATGGAAGAAAATGCCATTCAATGTTAAACAGGATTCGTGGTATCAATATCTAGGCAGAGGCAAGCTAGAAGCGGCTTAACGAGAGCGCGGACGATACTCAGGGTGTGCTCGAAGGTAGTCTTCGCACTTGTCGCGAAGGCTACCGTTTAAAAATGGCTTGCTAAAGTTAATAATAAACCATAAATCATCGCCAGGTTTGGCACAGTACTCTATTTCAAGAGCATTGCGCTCTTGTGCTGTGTAACTGATGTTGCTACCAGCCGGTGCTTGCTGAATAGTGCCCACTGGGCTAACAATACCGTTCTCCCCAGCTTGCGGAACTTGATCTAACATTCCGCCAACAGGGCCAGGTTGACTCATATCGCCTGTGGATTCGCCAATGCTAAATGGCAGTCCAGCCAACCGCTTTAATTCATTTAACTCTGCAGGATCAATGAACGCATCAGCATCTCCGGTTTCGCCCGGGGATACAAAGTGCTCGCTTGTTATTCGATATTGTTTCATAATAGTATTTATTGAAGTTTTTTAATAAAATAATTAGCAATAGCGGTATGGGATTCTGGAGTAAACTCTGTGAATATATTTTCAAGTACTGTATACGTAGTTGGCGTTGTTTTATCATACCTATTGATCATCAGCTCATGATATTTTGCACCAGCATTTAATGTTGTTTGCTCTAGTAGAATATGATTCTTTTGGTAGTTATAATTATTGCTTACCCAGTCAATGTGGTCCCACCAATTTTCATAAGGAACATCTCCACTGTGTGTATGGATTCCGGCTTTGAATTTCTTACTTACAAATTCTCTAAGACTTGCCACTGGCCATAGTACACATACATGCTTGACTGCCGGGCCAAGTGCCAACAAAGTTTGTACTCCAACTCTGGCCATGCCATCGGGACTTAATCCCGGGATTCCTAAATTTACAACACACATGTCTGTTTGCTGTTGTATCTTTGTGGCGTAAATGTCTTCATTTTTAACGCCACGGCCTGTTGCATCGCTATCTCCAAGAATCAATACAATTTTTTTAGTTTTTAACTCAGCTACATCAAAATCAATGTCTGAACGATAGCCCAAGTTATTTAATTTATATTCCACATTGTCGCCCCATACACTTTTACTGTGTGCATTGGGATTACATAATTTCATAAACGAAGTTCGTGGTGGAATATCCCACGCATTAGGAATACCGCTTTCCCAATGTAGATTGGGCACTCGATCTTTACCTAAGTACTGTTCTATTTGCTCTGCTAGGGATATGTCCATTGGACAAATATTTATAGGTAAACCGCATAGCCATTAAAAAAGGCACTTAGGTGCCTTTTTGTTTATTAACTAAGCTTCTTTATACTTTCGTATTCTGCGGCTAGTTTTGATTCCAATGCAGAAACTGCAATAAGAGTTTTTTGTGCTCTTGTTGGAGGAGTTGCTAATGCATTGTCACCATTGTTTTTAGTTGGACGATCTGGATTCATTGCCTTTTCGCCTGAATCGCCTTCGCCTGGACCCATGGTGGAACCTCTCATACTTGCATATTGTGGGTCAGGTGCATTGACTGGGTCAACAGCAGGTTGATCAACACCAACTCCGGCTTCATCAACTTCTTGTTCTGGTTCAATGTCAATGACTTGAATGCCTGGCTCTTCGTAACCCAGATCTGGTTCAGCCTGTAGCTCTTGTGCCTTGGCGCCGCCGCCCAAGCCGGCAATACGCAACATCTGTAGTAGCTCTGCCGCTTGGCTACCATTGGCTGTGACTGTTACATTCTTGTCACCGTTGCTACTCATGTTTGTAGAAATATTAATAGCATCTTCAGCGGACCCAATTGATTCGTCAATGTCTACTTTTTTAATAGCGTTGGTACCAGGAATCTTGTCACCAATTTCAACATTGTCGTCTTCCAAACCTTTGGTAAATGTATTGCCTTCGTTGGGTTCTTCGGTGATCTCATCGGTATCAAACTCTTGACCAAATGCCTGGAACTTGTGTTTGCCAGACTTTTCGGCGGCTGTATCTTGTTGCTTGATATACTCGCCACGACTAACTTCACTCAGGCCGGCCAATTTGGCTAGTTCATCCAGTTCATTTTTTAGTGCATCTGGATGTACTTCGCCGGTACGACGTTGATAGAAATCGTGTTCTGGTTTTTTATCTTTTTGCATAACATCACGTGTTGTCAATGGCTCTTGACCTTGTTGCTTGCGTAAGTAAGCTGGAATTTCATAATCGCGTGGGTTTGTGGGATCAATGGTTTCTTCCATTTGTTTCTTGGCATGAGCATACACTTCCATCATGTCACGTAGACGTTCTGAACAGATACCGCTTTCTTTAAACTGTTGCATATCAGCAGTCATGCACTCGATCATTTCATCTAGAGTCATGTGTTGTTCTTCCATCATGCGCTTGAAGTTGACACTTTCGTTGATTCTAGACAATTTTTGTCCCAGTGTATTCATTGCTTCATCCATCGAATGTACCCGGCCTTTGACTTTACTCTTAGGAGCTTTGCTTGGTACACGACCAAACGGATCATTTATTTTGCTGTATACTGGTTCAGTATCTTTCTTTGGACGACCGCGACCCAGTCGGTTGCCTTCGGCATCAGTCTTGGGTGCTACTTTGGCATGCTTGCGTGGACGACCGCGTTTGCCTTTGTTGTCATCTTCAACGTCATCACCATCGTCTGTTGGGTAACCGGGGAAGTCGGTTTTACGGTGTATTGTTAAACCAGGCTTGTGTGTAGTTTCGCCTTCGGCCATGGCCGGCTGTGGTGCCACAGCAGACATGCTGGCTGTTACCATTGCGCCTGGCAATCGAGCAAAAGCATTCAAGAACTCTTTGAAGTACATGGGGTCGCTGGCTTGGCTCATGTCTGGACCACGATAGTCGTCAAATGACTTGAATCCCTTGGCCGGATCGTTTAAAGCAAGACCAGTGGCTTGCAATGAGGTAACTTGTGTTTCCAGTCTAGGATCTCTCAACCACTCAGCTGGTGATTTTTTCTCGGTTTGGCCAGCGCCTTCCAGCATGGTCATGTCGTAGTTGCCCCATCCGCTGGTCATGCTTTCATCATCGTATTCCCAGGACATCACGCACTGGCCATCGATGTAACCACGAATTTCCATACCATCTTCGCTTTCTTCTGTGTCATCAAAAGAATCTGGATCAAACAGGCCGACGAAATCATCAAAACTGTCATAGTGTTGGCCATCGTCGGCTTGTATATCTTCCATCACACTTTCGTCAATCTTGGATTTGGCACTTACAAAAGTAAAACGATTGGAGTCGTTCCAATCTGCAAAAGCTCTTTTTGCATCAGCAACACTGGTTGCTTTAACTTCAGTAGTGCGTTTTTGTTCTGGCTTTTTATTATCAGTATAAGTCACAATGTATCTGGCCATGTCGCCTAGACCTTCGTTGGTTGGACATTTGCATGGCTCGCGATCACACTTGGAGCAATGTCCTTCTGACATCTTGACCGGTGTTACACCTTTGGTCATGGCATTGTAACCGCCTGATGCAAGTTTACCTGACGGTTCTGTAGTTTTGTTAAAAGGTAATTTACTACCAGCGGCACGACGAGCTGATCGGGCCATTGCGGCTGTGTCATCGCGATGTTTTTTTGATTCAGGACTGCCATCTTTATCAGCATACTTCATGTGTGAATAGTGACCAACTGGTCCTTTTGTATTACCGACAACACGAACTGCTTCGTTTGTATTGCTTTCAGCAAACTGTTTTGCTAGACGAGCCTGAACCGCATCAACGCCCTGTAGTACTGAGCCCTTGGCTTCAACACTTTCGCGAATTTCTTTTACAAGAGCAAAACGCTTCTCTTCAGGTGTTGGCTTTAAGGCCGCTAGTTTTCCAAGAATGGAATACATATTGTCGTGTGGGTGGTTCTTGCTCATTGTCTTAACCTTTTACTTTATAAACTTTATTTTGCGTTGTTCCAACTGGGCTTTTGTTGCCTAGTGGAGCATTGTTTGTTGTCTTGCCTGCTTCTTTGCTTTCTTGAGCAAACTCAAACTTACGTGATTCTAATTCTTTTAGTAAACTACCAATGCGACTTTGTCCAGCTAGTGCTTGTGCGTCTGGCGCATCTTTTAATTCAGTTTCGTCTAGCAAGGCGCCTTCATGATCTTGTCCATTTGCTTCGGCTTCGTCTGTGTAGTCGGCTTCATTTAGATTGCGTACATTAATCCAATCAACATTGATACCAGCACGTTCTTTGATAAGTTGACGTACCACAATATTTGTAGTTGGGTATGTTAATTTGACATCAAATTGCCAACATTCACAAGCACCGCCCCACTGTGGAAAGTCACGGTGTTCTTGTATTGGTAAACTTTTAACAGCACTTACGCTTTCAAGTTGATATGCTTCAAGCGCATTTTTAATCCGGTCCATTACTTCGCCGGTTGGATTAATGCTGGCCAATTTGATGCGGAACTCACTTGGCTTGCTTAGTTCAAAAATGTAAGTTTGGAATGGCTTTAACATTGTATTAATCCTGTATATTGTATATTTAGCTCTGATGGCTTATTTGCCGGGCTTGTTTGCAAGTATCTGTTTTAGCAGATCGTTACGATCCAGTACCACACCGTGGCCTTCTACTGCCTGTTCTTCAGGAGTTCCAGCGTCTTTTTTGATTTGATGATCCAGTTTGGCCTTGGCCAACTGTAGCTGTACCATTTTGAGCTTCTTATCCAGCTTGGCTGTTTTGGCTGTGATGGCATGTCCCAGCATTACACCGGCTGTTTGTAGTATAACTCCGCTAAAACGTGGTTCTACATTCATGCCCAAATCTATTAGATCTTCGGCTTTGCTTTGTGCCAGGCGAGCCAGTTCATCCAATTCGCTATCGCCGGTATCTAGGTCGTGTACTGTGGGCAGGGCCGCATCTATTCGATCTATAGCATGATCAACGTCGGCAATAATCTCTCGGTGTTCAGCAATAGTTTGCTCAGTTTCTTCTGCGGTCGCGTCCACTGTAGGTAAGTTAAATAACTCTTCTAATTTTTTGGTCATACAATATTTATTTGCCGCGACCCTGGGCGAAAATCATATCTTCCGTAACTACTCGAAAGGTCAATCCGTGGGCTCGGCACCAGGCACGGGCGGCTTCCCATTTGGCCATATTGAGTATGGCGCTGGCTTGATCACGAATGTTCTTGGCACCCTCCAAAGTGGTTTCCTTTTTGGGTTTAATTTCAATTACTTCAGCATGTTGACGACCGCTGGCATCACCGTAGGTAATTAAAAAATCTGGAACATAAATTGTATTTTTACCAGTCAATGGGTTTTTGTAGTTGATACGAACTGCTTCACTTGCCCAATTTATAATATTGGGGTTGTTGTCACAAAATTGCATAAACACAAATTCCCAACTGCTACGATAAGTTGGAGTTTTGTTGCCCACATACTTGGCCGGGTTTTGCAGTTGAAATTTGCCTTGAGCGTATTTGGACATTATAAAATAATACTTCTAGTTATGTATGTGCTGGTTGCTTTGGTGCCGTTGTTGATACCAAGACTACTAGTAGGTGCTCGACTGATGTTCAAAAATGCCGCAAGATATGAGTTTAACTCACCCTTAGGTAAATTTTGAAATTCACTTAGTACTGACATTGGATCAATATTTTGTGCCATTGCGGTATATAATACCGCCGATGCCATATTTTTTCCAGCAATGGCATTTTGAGTATATTTTTCAAAGAATGCAACAATAGCATCATTGGTACTCGAACTTACATTGAATGGCGTGGCATAAAAATTATTAAAATATTTTGGTGCGTTATTTTTTGCGGTGCCAGGATTAAGATCCGGTGCAGTAATGTTAGTTGCTGTTGTTGACTGGGTATTATTCATAATATCTGTCACTGAATGTTGCATAAGACATGCCAGAAGGAGCATTTAATGTGTAATCTGTAAACATTGTGGCTTCACGACCAATGTTGGTTAGTCCTGAATTTATACTACCTAATGTGGTTGACGAATCGCCCCATGCTTTTGATATAGAAGTTACACCACCGGCTACGCCTTTTTCAATACCGCCTGATAATACTCCCACTCCCTCGGCAATTTTTGTATTTAGATAATTCATACCAATACCAAGTACCAACGATGTGGCCATGTTTTCAATGGTCTTTAAGGCCTGGTTTGGATTGGCAATAACACTGGCAGCCATGCCCACAATGCTTGACCCGTTGGGACCTAGACCTTTTGCTATTGCGCCGGTTACTCCATTGGCCAATGTACTGGTAGCACTTCCTGCTAAACCAATACCAGCCGATTGTAATTGTTGTCCCAGGACTGCACTGCCAGTGACACCCTGTGTCAAACTGCCCAGATTTGGAATACTGTATCCACCGCCATTGCCGCCGCCGGCCATTCCTTTGGTCACTTGATTAAACAACGGCTCTACTGGTTTGGACGGGTTTCCGCTTGCGGCCTGTAGTGCAACGTCACTGCGAATAAAGGGCATAATAGCTGTTTGATTGTTGGCCAGATCTGTTATCTGATTTGAGTTGGAACTGGACTGTGGAGCATTTTGTGTTGTGCCCGGATAGCTGGGATATGGGCTGGGCACAGTATCGTAGTGCAGATCCATAAATCCACCCACTGTGTTATTTGTGACTTTGCCTTCAAGATATTTTACAGTTTCATATTGAATAGTCATATCAGAATGTAAAAATTCGGTACTTGATACGTCATGATCACCGTGCTTGAAACTTGTAATGATCGGATTAACTAATTGATACTCGCTGAAGTTGCCCTGATATAAACTATAAATTCTTATTGCTTGTATATATTGGTATGGTTGTGTGCCGTTGGCATTATTATAGCCTACTGCTGGGCGTGGGCTGTAACCCCAATCAAAACTTGGGCGACTTTGGTATTTGTGCTGTGCCGAATATGTAGCGTCGGCATAGTCTGGGTCGCGATAAAAGTAACTGTAGTAATCATACCAGAATTGTTTTACATTGTCTGCTTGGTCATCTCGAAACTGTATTGTTACTGGATCGTAGTTGATTTTATTTTGTACAATGTTCTTGCGGTTGTAAGCATTGTGTACTTTGGTATCGATAGTAAATTTTGGAAGGCTAACACTTCTAACAATCATGCCTAGCTCTTGTGCGGCTTGATTACTAATTTCTGTAATTAAAGGATTAAAGTCAAACTCAACATAAAATAAGAAACCATACTTGGGGCTCAGACGAAAATTGCTGTCAACAAAGATCCGTTTGCCGTGTCGGTAATCTCTCAGAATAGTTTCTTGCTGTTGTATCATACTAGTATTTATGCCATAAAAAAACCCGGGTTTTAATCCGGGTTTGATTTATTTAAAGCGACTGATTAGTTTACGCTAGAACCAGGTGTCATGCTAACCACGCTAGTACCAACACCACCACCAACTGTTTGGATAGCATTATCAAAGCGAATTGTTAGTGCAATTTGTACTGGGTCGTTGCTCTTGTAGTCCATTGAACCCCAGTCAACTTGACTTAGGAAACAACCGTCTAGTTCCCATGCTTCAAGCACGTTAGGCATAACTGTACCATTGCCACCGTCCAACATTTCGTATGTCAATTGAAACTTGTAGTTGATACCGGCTGCCGCACTAGCCTGTTCCATAAAGTCATACTGTTTCTGTACCTGCTGACCGACCAACTTGCTGACTGCGCCGGTGCTGTCGTCACGTAGGTTAAGTGTTGTTTCTTGCCACTCTGGTTTACCTTGTAAGTATACCTTGCTGTTGTAAACGTCAAGAGTGATTGGTGTAAAGTTTACGTTTGGACGCTTGATGTCAACAACCTGCTTGGTCAATTCATTTGTTTGATTTGTAACGCCAAAGTTGATAAAGTTCGCACGGAAGCGATACATTAATTTTGGCATTAACAGACCTTGACTGTCTGCTGACTGGTTGTTCGCTAAAGGAACTGTAAACTTACTTAAACTTGCTACGGCCATAATATTCTCCTATACTCTTATTTATCTATATTCTTATGTTGAACTTGCACCAAGCTGTTTAACTGTTCCAGGATTGTATAAAGCAATTGGAATGTAGATAAACTCAACATCACGCATTGGCTCAATTGCTACGTCAACATACAGTTGATTGTTGGCAATAGTGCTTGGTGTGTTGTTGCTTGTATCGCAAATTACCAAGAAGTCATATAGACCACGCTTGCTTAATAAATCGTTACATGCGCTTTCAATTTGAGTTGCAATACTCTTACGTGTAATTGTGTCGTTTGGTTCAAACAAGAAACCATTGCTGATTGTAGCGAAAATTGTACGCAAGTAGTTTTCCAAGCGAACCACATTTACGCGATTACGTGCTGTTTCAGCACCGCTACGTGTTTCCTGACCCCATACAACTAGACCTGTACCAGGCAATTGTGTGACTGGGTTAACATTGATACTGTACAATGCATCACGTAGACCTTGGTTAATACCGTTGTGTACAAATGCACCACTGTTCACATCAACATAGCCGATGTCACTTAGGTTGCTTACCAAGCCACGGTTAACACCGGCTGGAGCAAACCACTGATATGCAACTTGGTCGTTGTACAAGAATGTACGTAATACTGCGTGACTGGCTGGAACTGCCACTGTGTTGCCTGCCAAGTCGTTTGTTAAACCAGCTGGATAGTATACACCTAGGTATGGGCTTGCTGTTGCCAGTCCATTACCATTCTTGTTGCTTTCCCATGCTGTGATGTCAGTCACATTTGGTGCCAATGTCATTGGTGTATCACCAATGATAAAACCTGTGCTTGTACGGTTGTTGTTTAATGTTACCAAGTTGGGAATTAACTCTGGGTAGCCAGGGGCAACCAACAAGTTAAAGTTGTAGTTGGCATCAAGTACATCGGTGTTACTGTCAATCGCCGACTTCATTGCGGCAACAACAATGTTACGTTGTGCGGCAGAACCAGCGTACATAGTACCATCTTCTTTTAGACCACTTACGCTAACCCATGCATCTTTGACTGAGTATCCGTTTGTGCCAGAGAACTGAGCAAAGTAATTGCTTACAAATTTCTTAATGTTATAACCTGAACGACGTGTGTTGAACAAGATTGTTCCACGTGGATATAAACGATAATCCGGGCAATCAACGTCAACGTGATTGCTTGTCAATAGTGTAACAGTTGATGGCAATGCGCCTGCGGCAACATCGGCAGTATTACCCACTGCGCTACCGGCTGCGCCATCCCAACGTGCATCAGCAAAAATAATACCGTTGTTGCTGATATGATCTGTATTGTCAATTGCTACCCATGCAGTACCATTGTAACGTGATAGAGCTGGGAAGTTTACTAGATCTGATGTATTCAACCACAAGTCGCCAGCCACCAATGGCGTAGCATCGCTTTGGCTAGTTGGTTTTGTTCCAGATACAATGACCCCAAGTGGATCTGTATTTCCTAGATTGTAACCACGCACATCAGCAGAAACGTTCTTGTAACCTTTCCAACCACCAGCGTCGCTGATCATTACATCGATGTCTGTTGGATTGCTGTAGTACCATAGTGTGCCATCTGCTGGGGCGGCATATGGCTCAGTAGAGCTAAATTTGATGTCGTCGGTAATCCAGTACAAGTTGCTAACAGCAATGTTTCCGTTGGCTAGTACTACAAAGCCTGATCCGCTACCTGTAGCAAACCCGGCGTTGGCTAAGTTAGTGCCAGTTACTTGGGCTAGAATAATATGTCCACCTTTGGTATGAATAATGCTTACTGTGCCATCGGTATTAGTTTGTGCTGTAACGTAAGGAATGTTAGCCGCTAAAATTGCAGTAACGAATCCGCTTGCGCCAGCAGTTGGGCTAATAGTAACTGCTGAACTCATATTTGGAGTTCCTGGTGCAGTTGCTTGGATAGTAAACGAACCTGTGCCCGGGAACGCAGTTGGTGTACCACCAGTGGCAACCGTTTGTGTTCCTACCTGTTGCTCGCTGAAACTTAGTCTATTAGCTGTAGAATCAGTAGCACCAAAGAAAGAAACCACTTGACCGTGTACAAGATTTGCACCGCCACCAATTGGATCTAGGCCATAAATTGCACTGGCTGGGTAATCATACATTGGGGCCGGAATAGCTTGCCACGAATCCTTGGACATGCTGTATTTTTTAAGTGCTGGGCTAAAACCACTACCTGTTGCAGTTGTTTTCCACCAAATTGTACCAGCTGG